TGCGCTGGCGGCGGTGACCGCAGCAGCAGCGGCCACGGGTGTAGCGATGGTCCGTTCGGGTTTGGAGACGATCGGCGCCCAGGCGGACATGGCGGCATCGCTAAAAACCACCGTCGAAAGCCTGCAGGTGCTGACTTGGGCCGGGGAATTGGCCGGGGTTACCATGGGCGAGATCGAACAGGCCACGAAGAAGCTGACGACGCGCCTGTCGGAAGCCGCCACCGGTTCCGGCTCGGCCGTGGTGGCGCTGCAGCGACTGAATCTGACGGCCGCAGAGCTGCAGGCCCTGCCCCTCGATCAGCGCATCACAGCCATTCAGGAAGCTCTGGCCCGCTATGTGCCTGAGGCTGAACGCGCCGCAGTGGCTTCTGATCTCTTCGGCGACAAGGCAGCGCTGGCGTTTCTGCGGATTGACCCGGCCACTTTGCGCGAGGCAGCGAAAGACGTGCGCGACTTCGGGGTGGCGGTCAGCGCCAGCGATGCCGCCCAAATCGAACGCACCGGCGATGCCATCGCCAAACTGAGCCTGATCTGGCTGGGCCTCACCAACCGTCTGACAGCTGCGGTCGCACCTGCCTTGGAGGTGGTGGCCAATGCCCTCGCAGACATGGCGCGCGGCACTGGCCCGATCGGCAGCACGATCAGTACCGTATTCGACAACCTCGGCCGCCTCGCCACCTATGCCACAACCTTCGCCACCTTCATGGCAGGCCGCTGGGTGGCTGGTCTTGCGGCAGCAGCCCTGTCCGTTCGTGGCCTTGCCACAGGTCTGGTCCTCCTGCGCGGGGCGTTAATCCGGACCGGTATCGGCGCGCTGATCGTGGGCGCAGGCGAGTTGATCTACCAGTTCACGCAACTTGCAGCAAAGGTTGGCGGAATCGGTGCCGCCTTTGGCCTGCTCGGAAATGTCGCGGCAGAGGCATGGGACCGGATTGCGCTGTCGGGTGCGGCAGCTTGGGCGCGCATTGAGTCTGGCTGGGCCGGGGCGCAGGCCGGCATCTTTGACGGGTTGCAAACGGCGCTTTCGGCGGTGGTCGGCTGGGGCAACGCGGCCGTCGGCACCTTCCAAGGTGCTTATGATGCGATCACCGCGATTTGGGGCGCACTGCCACAAGCGATCGGCGACTTTGCCTTCCAGGCCGCTAATGGGCTGATCGACGGGGTGGAGGCGATGCTGAATGCCGTGGTGACGCGCATCAACAGCTTCATCGAAGGGCTGAATGCAGCATTGGCGTTGCTGCCAGACTGGGCCACCGGCGAAGGCGGCATCCAGATCGGCACGCTTGAAGCTGTGGATCTGGGCGGAATCGCCAATCCGTATGAAGGGGCGGCTGCAGACGCGGGCACAGCGGCGGCAGAGGCCTTCAAAGCAGCAATGGCAATGACTTATGTCGATGTACCGGATCTCTTTGGCGGCATGGCAGAAGCCGCGCGCTCCCGGGCGGGCGGATATGCGGAGGCCGCAGGCATGCTGTCCGAGGCGGCGTCACGCCCCATGACGGCTTGGGAAGCGCTGAAGGCTGCGATCTTTGGCACAGGGACGGCAAGCGAAGAGGCTCTGAAGGGGGCAACCGATGCCACCGACGCCCTGTCGGACGGCTTTGACGAGGCGGGCCGTGCAGCCGGAGGGGCTGGGGCAGCGGCCAAGGCTGCTGCGGAAGCGGCGGCGGCCGGTTGGGCGCAGGTCAGCACATCGCTTGCGGAGTATGCCAAGGGCGCGATGGATTGGGGCAAGGGTCTGGGCGAGACGCTAACCTCGGCCTTTAGCTCGGCTGAAAGCGCTTTCCGGGAATTTGTCACCACCGGCAAGCTCGACTTCAAGTCACTGGTTTCCTCGATCCTCGCGGACCTTGCCACGCTGGCCTTCAAGAACTCCGTGCTGGGCCCCCTGGCCAATTGGCTCGCAAAAGGGTTCGGCAGCATCTTCGCGCCGGTGCAACATGCGGGCGGCATGGTCGGTGCGCCCGGTCCTGGCCGCAGCGTTCCGGCCCTGGCCTTTGCCGGTGCGCCCCGCCTGCACACAGGCGGCTGGGCGGGTCTGCGCCCTGACGAGGTTCCAGCCATTCTGCAACGCGGCGAACGGGTGTTGTCGCGGGCGGAAATCGCGAATGGCGTCGGCCGAGGAGGTGCAGCTGGCGGCGTGTCGATCAGCATCGATGCGCGCGGGGCGCAGGCCGGCGTGGCGGAACAGATCGATGCCAAGCTGCGCGCGGCCCTGCCAGAAATCGCGCGTCTGGCCAAGGCGAGCGTCGCGGATGGTCGGCGTCGCGGCCAAACCCTGTGAGAGATGAGCGCCTGCCATGATCCCCGAACTTCCCCTCACGCTGGTGCAGGCGCTCGAGCGCCGCCTTGTCACAACCACTGCCGTTGCCACCTCTCCCTTCACCGGCACCGAGCAGGTGCAGGATTGGGGCGGGGAGTGGTGGGAGTACGGGATCGAGATGGCGCGCATGAACGGGCGCGACGGACGGCGGCTGTCGGCGTTTCTGGCAGCCTTGGGTGGCCCGCGCGGCCGGTTTCTGTTCCGCGACCCCACAATCCGGCAGCCCGGATTATCCTTCACACCCATGGTGTCGGGCGTCGGCCAGAGCGGTGCAACGCTGAACACCAGCGGCTGGCCTGCCTTCAGCAGCCCGCTTTTTGCCGGGGACTTCTTCTCGCTCGGCAGCGATCAGCAGACCCGGCTCTATCAGCTGACCGCCGATGTGGGGAGCGATGCTTCGGGGCTTGCGAGCCTTTCCTTCGTGCCGCGCCTGCGGGCATCTCCCGCCGATAGCGCCGCCTTGGAAATCGCGGCCCCGGCCGTGCTCTTGCGCCTGACAGCCCCCGTTCCGACGCGCATCGGGCGGGCGGACAGCTTTCTCTTCACCCTCACCGCCCGGGAGGCGCTATGAGCCGCGATCTGACGCCTGACTTCGCCGCGGCGCTTGCCGCACGGGATCTGCGCCCGGTGATCTTTTATGAGGGCGCCTTTGCCTCCGGTCCGTTGCGGCTCTGGTCGGGTCTCTCAGCCATCGATTGGGCGGGACAGTCCTGGTCCGGGGCTGGCGCGCTTCTTGGCCTTGGCAGCGTGGAGGAAACCGGCTCCGTCGTGGCCTCGGGCACGGTGGTGTCCTTGTCTGGTGTGCCGCCAGATCTGGTGCAACTGGCCATCGCGGATGCGCAGCAAGGTCTGCCGGGGAAGGTCTGGATCGGACTTTTGACAGAAACCGGGGCGATCATCGCCGATCCGGTGCTGGCCTTTGCCGGTCGGCTGGATGTGCCCGAGATCACCGATGATGTGGAGAGCTGCCGGATCACCATCAGTTACGAGAGCCGCCTCATTGATCTCAATACCGCCCGCAGCTGGCGCTATACCCATGAAAGCCAGAAGGCGATCTGGCCCGAGGATCGCGGCTTTGAATATGTCACGGCGATTCAGGACCAGGAAATCAAATGGGGGCGCGGATGAAAATCGCCGGTTGGGAAGCCGTTCTGGCCGCGTCCGTCGAGCATGCACGGATCCACACCTTCATCTGGGGCACGCATGACTGCGCAACCTGGGCCTTCGATCTGCGCCGCGATCTCACGGGCGGCGAGGATACCGCAGCACTCTGGCGCGGCCGGTATCGGACGGCGCGCGGGGCAGCGCGGGTGATGCGGCGCCTTGGCTGGGCTTCGATGCCGGAAGCTGGTGTCGCCCTGCTCGGGATGCCGCTGGCCAATGTGCGGCTGGCACAGCGCGGCGATCTGGTGCTGTCGCCAGATGCCACCTCCTTCGGGGTCTGCCTTGGCGCGCAAGTCGCGTTCCTGGCGCCCGAGGGTTTGACTCTGCGCCCGCTTTCATCCTGTGCCCTGGCTTGGAGAAGCTGAATGCCCTTCCTCGCACCTTTATTTGGCGGTGGCTGGTTTGCGGGCACCGCGCTGGCCAGCATGGCAAGCCTCGGTGGCTTCGGCACGCTAGCCCTGCGCCTTGGCGCGTCGTTGCTCCTGTCAGCCGCCTCGCGTGCGCTGATGCCTGGCCCCAGCCTGCCAGCCCGCACCGTGACCGTGCGCGAGGCGGTGGCCCCGCGGGACATGGTCTATGGCCGGGCGCGCAAGGGCGGGGTGATCGTCTACATCAGCGAAGCCGGGCCAAAGCGGCAATATCTGCATCTGGTCGTGGTGCTGGCCGCACATCGGGTCGAGGGGATTGGGGCTGTCTATTTTGACGGTGAGGCGGCCGTCGACGCCAGTGGCACAGCACTCGGCCGCTGGGCAGGCCTTGTCACCGTGGAAAAGCGGCTCGGGACTGACGACCAGACAGCCTTCGACGGCTTGATCGCGGCCCTGCCAGAAGCCTGGACCACGGCGCATCGCCTACGTGGCTGTGCTGCGATCCATTTGCGGCTGCAAGCCGATCAGGATTCCTTTCCGGGTGGGATTCCGGCGATCTCGGTCGACATTCAGGGCAAGAACGACATCTTCGATCCGCGCAGCGATCTCGTCGGTTATTCCGAAAACCCCGCCCTGTGCCTGGCTGATTACATGGCGCATGCCCGCTTTGGCCTTGGGGCTGCGGTCGGCGCCAGTGACGGCATCAACACGGAGGCGCTGATCGAGGCCGCCAATATCTGCGATGAGGCGGTGGGTCTTGCAGCAGGCGGAACAGAGCCGCGCTACAGCTGCAACGGCGTGGTGTCGCTGGCGGAAAACCCCAAGACCATCATTGAGGCGATGCTGACGGCAATGGCCGGTCGGGTGGCCTATTCCGGCGGCCAGTGGCGGCTGCATGCCGGGGCGTATCGGATGCCGGAGTTCAGCCTCATGCAGGATCACGCCCGCGAAGGTGGTCTGACACTCTCGACGCGGATCAGCGCTGCGCAGAACTTCAACGGGGTGCGGGGCCAGTTCATCAGCCCCGAGAATGATTGGCAGCCCGATGACTTTCCGGCCTATGTCAGTGACGTTTACCGTACTGAGGATGGCGGCGAGGAGAAATGGCGCGATATTGCGCTCCCCTTCACGCAATCAGCGACGATGGCGCAGCGGCTTGCCAAGATTGAGCTCGAGCGGGCCCGGCGGCAAATGTCGATCCGCTTTGCGGGCAAGCTCTCTGCTTGGGCGGTGCAGGTCGGTGATACGGTGGCACTGACCTATGACCGCTGGGGCATGGCGGCAAAACCCTATGAGGTGATCGAGGCCAGGCTCGATCTCGCGACCTCCGGCGACGGGCCGCAGCTTTTGCCGGAACTGGTGCTGCGCGAGACCTCGCCATTGGTCTACGATTGGGATGCGAGTGAGGCCGCGATCTATGCGGCGGCCCCAAGATCGACGCTGCCCTCGGCCTTCACCGTCGCGCCACCCGGCTCCCCTGAAATTGCGGAATCGCTTTACATCACCCGCGACGGTGCAGGGGTCAAAGCGGCCGTGGCGGTCAGCTGGCGGGGCTCGGACAGCGCCTATGTGGCGCAGTATCAGCTCGAAAGCCGGAAGGTCGATATGCTCGGCGGCGCTCCGAGCGGAGGCTCTTGGACCAACCACGGTCGTACCGACGCAACCGCAATGGAAATCCGCGATATTGCCCCGGGGTTCTGGGAGTTCCGCGTCAAGGCGCTGACGGTTCTGGGCGTGTCATCACCTTGGGCTTCCACGGTGAAAGAGGTGCTGGCCCTGACAGCACCGCCTGCGGCGCTCACCGGCGTGACGCTGCAAACCGCAGGCGGCATGGCCATCCTCAAATGGACACGCTCTGCCGATCTCGATGTACGCATCGGCGGCAATATCGTGATCCGGCACAGCCAGGCGCCAAGCGCGACCTGGGCGAGCAGCCAGTCCTTTGACATCGTGGCGGGCAGTGATGCCATCGCGGTGGTGCCACTCTTGCCCGGCACCTATCTTTTACGCCCTCGCGACAGCTCTGGCGTGCTGGGCGGCATGGTGGCACTTGCGACCAGCGGCGCGCAGGTGCTGGCCTTTGCACCGGTGATGGCCCTGACGGGCGAGCCTGATTTTGACGGGGTCAAATCCGGCACGGTTGCCATTGATGGGGCGCTGACGCTCGATGCCGTGACGCCCTTTGATGATTGGGCAGAGGTCGATGCGGTCACGGGCTTTGACCGGGTCGGCGGCACCGTCAGTTCGGGCAGCTTCACCTTTGCCATC